CCTGACCGCGCATCTTCTTTCGCCCATGACTAGGTAGGGAATGCTGCCCCTGCCCTTGACGGGTGCGCTTTGGTTTGCCGGGCTTGAACTCGATTCGCCCTAGCGCGGTTTTGGACTTGACGGGCACGTGGCGATTTCCGGGGTCTGTGCTGTAAAATCAGTGTATCGACCCAACCCCCATTGGATCGGTCGGGATCAGAGTGTTGCCGCGCTGCTGATCCTTGTTTTTTTGTGCGCTGCTAGCCTCGGTGTTACCAAGGCACGCCAGTAGTTTTAACGGGATGCAGCTTTTCTTGGATGGCGGTAGACAGGGCAGCTTCGATCTCCGCTACCTTCTCGTCGCCAAAATTAGTCTTTACCCAGCCCACCACGGTTGCTTTGTCAAGATCGGCATAGGGGATCAGGCTATCGGGATCAGGCGGTTCCAGACCGATTGACCCGTAGGCGCCAGCCTGTTCGCCTTCCTCAAACCGCGTCACCGTGTAGTGGACGGTATAGACCACGCCATCAGCGATGGTTCTCTCCATGGTGTTGATGTCCCAGTTGGTGAAGGGAAAATCAACGCCTGGGACTTGTTCAGCGGCTTTTGCCATGAGAGTTAACGGTGTAAGGGCAGTCTACGAGCAGTGTCTAGTGAAGGGGACTACTCAAGCCCAAGGATTGTCTTCAACTCATCCGCAGATGCAGCAGCATTAATCGCCACTTGCATGTCCGCATACTTGTCGCGGATCTCTTGGCGAGCGGCTTCAGCGATAGCGGCATCATTGCCAGGAATTTGCTTCATGATCACTTCGTCGTGAGGTTTGAACTCCTCAGCACGAGCGGCACGGCGCTTGTCGTGGGCGATGGATTTGGCTTTGTCCAGGTTGATGGTGATCATTGGTCAGCCTCCTTGGCAGCGAAGTAAGCATCAGCACCAATGCCGTAGCCGTCGGGGTTGCTGAAGTCAGCTTCCCAAGCGCCACGGAAGGTACGGTCGGATGGAACGTCGTCAGTGGTGACGATCAGGTAAGGAACGCCAGCAGGCACGTCCTTTTGGGTAACATCCTCAATAGGCAGCTCACCCGTGGGAATGATGACGCTGACGCCGCCGGATTCGTTTTGGTAAATGATTCGTGTCATGGGGTGGCCTCAACGGAAGATGGCGACATTTGCAAAGTTCGGATCCGCTAATAAACCAGGCGCGCTAGAGTCAACTGTATGCGCGTTGATTGACAAAGAACCTGTTGCAAAAGTATAAGGAGAAATCGTATGTGGACGAACTTGGGAGCTATTAACTCCTGATGAAGCAACAACATTATAATTCGCATCCGGCATCGCGGTCGTGAAGTTTACCGTATAGTCGCCCGTTCCGTTATCCGTAATACTGCTCACGTTGCCGTTAGCGCGAATAGCAACCGCGCCGGTGCCGTTGAAGTTTACCCACGCCCTAGCTAGGAAGCCGGGAAAAAGGGTAGAACTGCCCGGGACAACAGCAGACAGTTGACCGTTGTTAGCTATTCGCAATCGCTCCGTCGGAGAACTCGCCCCGTCGGCAGTAGTCGAGAACACTAGGCGGCCTGGGTGGTCGTTAGTTCCAGGCGTCGCATCTACAGCCCCTTCAATGGTTGCAAACTCCGCCCCATTGCTAGCGGCAAAGTGAATTTTCCCTAAACTATTTCCTGACGCCAACGACGCTGCAGTGGTTCCAGATTGAAGCGAAAGTCTGCCATCACCAGTTGAGTTAAATGTATTACCTTGAGAGACAAGTCTGGCGTATTGCGGTTCTCCAACGGTAGCGGCAAAAGACGTGCCAACTAACCATTGCCCTGATGCTGTTAGGCGAGCCTTTTCGCTATAAGTTCCTGTGGTTCTGGTTGCAAAGGCAATCGCTCCGCTTTGAGCGCCTGCAGTATGGTCTGTGTAGATCCCGTGGATGCCAGCCGAAAACCCGCCTTGATCATTAACAAAACCAATGGTGTTGTAGTTGTTGTTGGTGGTGTTTGTGTTTTGCAAAGAAACAGAAGCAAAATCGGCTGTGATTGTTGTATTTGCCGATGCTGATACAACTGAAAATGCAGCAGCGGAATCAGTGTTTTGATTGACTTGCAGTTTTGCGCTAACGCTCGTAGTGCCAATCCCTACGTTACCTGAGGCGCCAACAGTAAGTCGAGCAGTGCTCTGTGTTGCAAGAATAAGTTTTGCGCCAGGAGAACCGTATGTGTTGGCAATTACAGTATCAAGTGTGTCGCCGATAGCATTTGTGCCTTGGTCGCTGTTTTGCCTAATTACTGTGTTGTTGTAGGTCCTTGCTCCTACAACAATTTGAGCAGCATCTGGTGAGCCGGCAACGCTACGTTGATTCTCAAATAGAGCAACAGTTGTAGTCCCAGCATTATCGTAACGGACGTTTAATGGTGCGCCAGGTGAAGAAGTCCCTATGCCTACCGCATCTGCCGAGGCGTCAACAAATAGCAGGTTTGCGTTTGTATCACCTTCAACGCGGAAGTCATAGTTAGCGCCACTGTCGTTGAAAACAACCTCACTTGAGCCAAACTCAACACGCTCAACACCAGCACTACTAATGCCAAGCTGATTAGTGCCCGCTCGGAAGATGCCGGTGTCGAGGTCGTCGCGGAAGGCTAGTCCAGGCAGTGCCTCCGTACCGTCCTCCATCGTCAACGTGCCGTCGAGCTGCATGATCTCGATCCAGGCACTATTGGCGCTGTTGCGGAGCTTGAGGGTATTGGTTGTCGTATCTGCCCACCACTGGTAGGCGTAGGTAGTAGCTGGTGCGGTGGCGCCGCTGTTGTTTGAGACGATGGCAGCGAGCTGACCGTTGATGTCGGAACGTACAGCCGCCCCAGTGCCGTTACTGACGATGTAATCAGCTTGTGCCATGAGCCAGCCCGCTTAACGGCAGTGTATGTCCTACTTTAACCGCCTCTGCCATAGCCGACCGCACTCCAGTTGAAGTTACGGCTGACAGCGGTGCCCGCCGAATTCTTGAACGTGACGGTAAATCCAGTGCCGCTGACGCTGGTGACCTCAAAAAAGTCGCCTGAACCCATGTTTTGGGCAGTAATACCAATACTTGGCAGGTAGGCATTGACCCCGCCAAGGCTTGCCGTACCAGTCCAGAACGCATTGGCGAACGTGATGACTTTTGCTGCTGCACCGCTGCTGACCGCTCCATCGCTGTTTTCAGCGCGGCGTTGGAAGGTGGCGTCATAGCCCAGTTCGTCTACCAAGATGTTCTGGTCAACGGCAGAACTGGTTAAATCAGCACGGAACTCAAAGGCACGAGCACGGAAAGTACCGTTGACGAACTCTTGGTAGGCGCTCCAAGTTGGTGTGCCGGTAGGGTTATCGTTTGTCATCCGTAGCATCAGCTTGGCATTTACCTTGTCTGTGATACCGCCATCGAAATCACTCCAGTCATCAACAGTGTTGGTGCGCGAGTCAATTAGATCAGACGGGAAGTAGCCACGGGTGACGAAATACCGGCGCAGATCAAGTGCAAAAACAGCGCCGAGATCAAGGGTATTGGCAAAGGAGTAAGTGCCCGCAGAATCAACATCGCCGACAACATCAAACGCAACCATGGCATCAACATCTGCGATTGTATCAAACAGAGTCGTGCCATCTAGTGTTAAGGCGTCATATTCGTCACTGTAAAAAGTGTCCGATTTAGTGCCTTGGAACGGTGGTGCGTCTTGATCTTCCCGCCGGGTTTGGATTGTTAATGGTGCGATCGTATCTGGCAGGTCAATGATGACGCTGGTTTCTGTCGCGCTTTGACGCCCACCATCGTCTTCATACTTAACCAAGACCTCGCCTTCCACAAGCGGGATGATCGCCTCAGTAGAAGAGCCGGATTTAGCAGGGATTAGGTCAACACTGTTGCTCCAAGTCGCCGTGCCATCGGTAAGGCTGCTGTGGCGGATGTGGATTTTGCCACCGACTTTTACGTCAAGGTCAACGGTTTCAGTCCAGCGCAGACGACCGGAGTTGTTGTTGATCGCCTCAAAGGTAAGATTCAGCACATTGCCTGGGACTGCTGTTTTGCCAATCAGGCTAAACTCAGCGGCAGCAATGTCGCTTACTTTGTTGAGGTAGTTGGCGGCGGTGATTTGTACATATAGCCGACCCTGCCGTGTATTTTTGATTTGCAATGACGGTGATGTAGTAGTGGCTTGATTCCAGTTGTCGTTATCAATGCGCCACTTAACGCGAAATTCGTTGACGCGCTGTTTCGGGCTAATCCAACTGAGGTCAAAACCAGAAAATACACTTTGCCCATCTTGATATAAATATTCCGTGCCTGAAATGCTGCTTGGTGCATCAGGCTTAGCGGATAAGTTGGTGATGTCACGCTCAGTTAGCTTAAGATCCGCTTCGATTGCTGCGTAAATGCTGCTGTTGTATTCCAGGGCAGTGACGCCGTAAATTCCGTCTTCCGCTTCGGCAACATTCAACACGCGATATTGCTGGGATTGGATGTCGCTGGTCTGGATGAGCCAGATACTGTTGGCGTTAGGAGCTTCGCTGAAGGCGCTGCTGACGGTTACAACGCCGCTGCTGATGCTGCTAATGGATTTGGTTTCCACCAAGCCCGTGGGCATCAACACCGAAATTGTTGGGCTGTTGGATAGGTTGACGGTTAGGTCAGTGCTGCTGTCAATCGTGATGGCGGTTGTGGTGGCGGACTTGACGCGACCGCTGCGACGTGAACCAGCTTTCAATGGGTCGGCTATGTCAATCACCATGCCGGGACGCAGGATGATGCCGCTGTCGATTGAAACGGAGAAGGTAACAGTTTCGGTTAGGTTTTGTTCGCTTAGCAATGCCCACTTACCGGCACGGCGGGCTTGCCCTTGGCTGTAGCAACCCAGCGCCTTGATGTCTTTGTTGATGATGCCGTATTTAGCAACAGCATCTTGATCTTCGACGTATTCGTACTCAACCTCGCCCAAGGTGTCGTAAGACTGCCAAGCAACAGTCGCGCAGGTGTGACGTGCTTTTTGTGATGTGCCGCTATAAACAAACAAACCATCTATGACATTGCTTGGACCCAGCAGATATTGCGAGTCGGTGGGCTTGTCTTGCTGTAACACCAGCGATCCGGCGCCATAGTATGCAATGCCACGGAACAGGCTGGTCATCTCTTGGATGACGTTATAGACCTCATCACGACTGTT